CTAAACCCAGTTAGGGACTGAGTTCTTACCACCACCTCTAGCTTGTTGTCTTTGGTTATAATTCATACCCAAAACCATGTGATTTGCAGAGGATTGAGGGTCATCAAAGAACTCTTCTAACATAGCATTCCACTCAGTACGTTTACGTTCTTTGATAGCTTCCTGGGCTGATATACCCATAGCATCTGTAAAGTACTTAACGCCTTGAGCGAGGCAGTCAATTCTGTCGTCATGTTTAACGGCACCTTTTTCACGACACATTCTACTCATTTGGTAGAACAGCATGTACATCAGTCTACGTTCAGGAGCTTCGTCGGGGTTAGACCGGAAGTCCCATTCAATAACGGACTTGTCAATAACGAGTCGGTGTTGATTGAGGACGGGTTCGAGGGAATCAATGATTCGATCTTCTTTTCTAACAGTTGCTCGGACTTCTTCAACATCGCATCTTTGATTAGTTTGTTGGAGGTGTTTTCGGAACAACTCGCTAACAATACCGTCGCCAAAATTAGTTTCAATGACAAGCTTAGATACTTCATACTTTTTACAACCTTTTAAAATGTCCAGTAATGTTTTGTCTGAGTATCCGTCTTTGTAAGCACGCATTTCGTGCAAGTACAGGATACCGTTACGTTGGGAGAGATAAGCTGCTGTCGTTTCATCCGATCCACGACCCGACGGGTCAACACTGCAGATTGTCTCAGAGTAAGAATCCCACTCTCCTTGTAACTGCATTGGATTGTAGAAATAATCTCCAGGTAGTCCGACAGTGGGGAGTTCCTTGATAACATTTTTGGGGTCTGAGCACCAGATGACGGACTCAGGAGCAGACTTAGGGTTAACAGAGGTAACGATAAGGTCAGCACATTTGAGAGGAAATTTGTCAGCATCACTAAGGGAGGTATCGAGCATGAACTGCAACATAAAGTTGCTACGACCCATTGACGCTTCACGTTCAATCAGGTCTTCATTATCAAAACGGTCATCTGTCACGTCCCATTTTTCAGCACCACTATCAATGTCATCAACCAGCTGAGGTGCTAGGAGACCTTCATAGTTAGATGTTTTACGTGGATAACGTGCAGGCCATACAAAGGGTTTGTAGGACCGTTCAGCTAGGCGCTTGTAGACAGTAAACGTAGTCTGAGGGGTACCTAAGTACATAATACGTGAGTCATCCTTTGGTGTAAGGATAGATTCTGCTTCTGTACATAATTGTAGTAACTTCTCTCTCATCAACTCCGTCATTGAGTTGCCAGGAACCTCAATGTCGTCTAGAATCATTAAATCTGCGCGGCTTCCGGTCAGCTGTCCAGTGATGCCCACCGACTTTACGCTTGGGGCTTGGTGGGGTGAGCACTTCACATCGAAGCTTACCCTGCTCCACCTTGCATCGTCTCCAGTCGGTCGTAAATGAGAAAGCCATGGCGTTTCAATAATAAGTTTTTGTAGAAAGATAGACATGTTATCTGCACGTTCTTTAGACGCGGAGATAATCATAATCTTTCGCTCTGAATCGTTAAAGAGAGTCCAGAGAACAAATGCGCCTGTGATCCACGACTTACCAACTCCACGGAAAGCCTGTATCTGAAGACGCTTAGGTCCATGTTGAAGATAGTCTGCGATAGCATATTGCGCACGTGTAGGGTTAGGTAGATCAAGCTCAGACCACAAGGCTTGTAGAAAGAGCTTAAAGTCACTTTTTAATAGTTCTAATGTATTCATCGTTTCTCCAGGTTTCGGGTCCATCAGGTTTATCAATTAAATATTGTTTTACTGTAAAATTAGACCGATCTGTGACAAACAACGGGTCATGTACAAGAGATTCGTAGTGTATATCAAACCATCTGTCTTGAGGTAGCTCATTTTTGAGTTGTTCAATGTAAGTATAGCAATGATCTACAAATGTACTGTAAAAATCAGGATGATCAGCATAATCTTTATACCATTCAATGTTCCCCATACTTTCAATTATATCTTGTTTGTCACGATACATAAAAGCAAATTGAGCTGTAGGAAACATAAATGATAGTTCGATGACAGCCTTTAACAGAAAAGGAGCTTGAATAACACTGTTCATAGGTATGTCAGGGTTATAATCAAGCTCATCAACAAACTCTCTGCCAGTTTGTCTGGCTATAATGTGGCTAGCAAGCCGTGAGCCTGCTCTCTGAGGGCCTGTAACAAAGATTGGGTGGGTCATAAATTACATTGTAGTAAACTCAAGATCTTCATCGGTTACAGGCTTACTGGGAGCCCTTAGAGCGTCAATTACAAAATTAACGGCTCCACCAACAAAATTAATACCTTGAGAAACTGGTTCAGGGATAGGTGCAGTAGCTGCAGTTACATTAGCAATAGCTGCTTGTGCAATATCTAAAGGTGCTTGGGTTTCAGCTGCTCGTTCTGTCTTTTCTTTAGCTTCTAATACATCAAAACCAGTACCAACAACAGGTAAGAGTCCTGTAGGTAGTACACTAAGCATAGCTTTACCACCAACAAAATTTAGCTTCATGCTTTGGTAAGCACGTTGCATTACATTTGGTGCTTTTCTAATAATATCTCTACCGGCTTTTACTTCAACCGCTGATCGGCTAGTGCTAAAAATATCTTTAGGACCACCCTGCTCTCCAACAAATTCACTAATAATTTCACGTCTAGGAGCTTCTGTTTTTAATGCACCTGTAATGTCTGCCTTTTGCTGTTCAAGTAGGGGTCTATATGCATTAGCAAAATCTTCTGGTGTTTTAATACCCTTGTAATCAATAGTTCGGCTAATTAAAGGGTCACCAGTACCTCTAGGATGAGCAATATCAGTTTTAGTTTTATCTACAGTAATATCACCTAATGCCTTTAATTCAGCCCCTTTACCGGTTCTACCTTGGTGAGTAGCTTCAGCAAGACTGGTTAAATTTTCTCGAACATTGCCAAGAATATAACCCTCATCCTTTAGGATTTGTAGGCCCATTTCCCTAACGCCTGGTTCAACGTTTTGAATAAGGTCACCAGCAGTACGCAGTGAATACATATGATGAGCAGGGTCATCAGGAAGAACTCTAAATGAATTCATAATACGTTCTTCCAGATTCCTGCCCATATTAGCAAGTTCTTTTTGACTGAGACCCTTACGCCGGGCATCATCAAGCACGTCTGCATAAGTACCAGACGTATCGACAGCCAGTGCATTTAAAAAACGGTCTACTTTTTTTAGTGCGCTTGGAGCTTTTCCAGTAACTTGTTTTCTAACTAAAAGCTCTGCTTTGTATTCTTTTAGTGTTTCAATAGCCCAATTTTTTAAATCGTAAAGCTCTTTATCCATTAAGCAATATGCTCCATAAGAATCTTTTCACGGAGCCTATTGACTCCAAATTTGTCCCTCATCCAGTCCAGGACGGGGGTACTTCCTTTTTCCTGATTACAACGGGTGCAGGCACATACGACATTCGTTGCGACATCCTGCCCACCGCGAGCCCTAGGATGAACATGATCGATAGATAACTGACTAAGGTCATAAGTTTTTCCGCAATAAATACATGTATGGTCAAAGTGTTCCTTAATAGAGCGCCTCCACAGGCGCTTGGCTTCTGGTGAGGTCATAACTATTAAGTTGTAGAGGTAATCGTCAGGAGTTGGAAGTAACGGGGTCATGCTCGGCCTTTACGTGCTCGGTTTTTAGATGCTTTTTCAAGGAATGTTTTACCATTCTTTTTGTGTGAGACATCTTTACCGTCACCATTACCATAGGTTCCCCGTTTTCTGTTTTCTTTATTTAGTGCAGCTCGTTTTTTGATCTGCATTGAACTTGAGTCGTACTTTTTTTGGTACGTTTTGTAGTTACCGTTAGCGTATTTAGCGCCGCTGTGCTTAGAGCTTCGTGCCATAGAGTTTACGCTGTACAATTTCAGGATCAACAGTAGGCATTACTGCTGCAAGTTTATCAAGTGGGTTACCATCAAAGGCGACACCACTGATGTCATTTGTTTTGAGCCAGTCACAAGCTGCTTTTAGGTCTTGAGTAGAAGCCTCGCCTGATTTAATACGGGCAAGGAATTCTTTTGTAACAAGATTATGCAGCTCGTTAAACTGATCTTCAGTCGCTTTCTTCTTCGACATTAACTTCTTCCACTACTTTTTTAGTACGGGTAGATTTAACTTCATAACGAGTTTCACCTGGTTCATTGTACATCCTACTAAGTTGTTTTTCAGCTTCTGCTTTTTTAGCAAAATCACCGAGTACAACATCAGTGTAAGTATCTACAAGTTGATAGGTCATAATTAAGAATTTTTAAGTGCTATTTGATCTAATTTGTTTTCAATACGTACCATGTGATCTTCCATACGACTAAGTAATTCAGATAACTCTGCTTTTTTTACGTAGTCGGAAGCAACATGCAGCTCTATACCGTCAAGTCTACGGTCAAGGGCGCTAATACGTTCATGAACGCTATTTATTCGATTGTGTAATCTGTTATTTAAAGCAGCCCCGCCTGCAACAACTGCAACGGCTATGCTGACAATTGCTTCACTCATTTTCTAATGCTACGATAGGTACGATGTCATTACATAATACCTCAACACGTGAACCAGGTCTAAAGGTAAACCCAGCTTTCATGATTTCAGTACATTTAAGAGCACGAACAAGTTCGTAATCAAGACGCATTTTTTGTTCGTGTTTACGTGCAATAGCTTTGCAAGTTTCAACCATACCACCATCCAGTGGTACTGAAAAATTTAGTTGTACGCCATAGTTATTGCTACGTACGTACCCAGTGTAATCATGAGGAATAGTATCGTTGCCCATATAAAAGGGCGAGAATTGCATGGTGGTTCCATTACAACTGTTATTGGCTGCAAAGTATTGACGAGACGGTGCCCCATTGTTTTGGAATTGCACCGCCTGATTAGTCACATTACCCGTAGCTGCTGCCACGGGGTTTGATGTGTTTTGTACCTTAGGATCTTCGTTAGCAAACACAGGGTTTACTGAGAGAAGACCGACAAGGAAGTAGTAGTAGAGACCTGTTCGATAGTTTCGGTGACCAGGCTGTCTTGAATTTTTCCGGCTGATCTTGTTACAATCTCTAGTTGAAATTGATCGCCAGCAGTGTGGACTGAATAGGTTGTAGCGGTATCTGCGATGTCCCCGCTCGGGACTACATTTGTTCCAGACCATGATGAATAATCGCCACCATAAACATTAGTCGCAATGGTGCGGTCAATATCAATGGTGGTAGTAGTAGTGGATTGCATCGAACCTTGAGTAAAGTTCGGTGTTACTTGAGCGGCTGCAGGGCTAGCCAGCATCATCAACAAAATAAGACGTTTCATTCTTCTTTCTTTTTAGGTTCAGGAGGTTTAGGATTCGTTTTAGTGTTAGATGTAGTCAGTCCAAAAGTCGCTAGTGCACCTGTAAAAACAGAAGCTACAAATGTAATATCACCACCGCTTTGTCCTTTTTTAATCATAGGTAAGTCAACGTAATTAAGAGTAATAATAAAACCACTCCATACGACAACACCTAAACGGACAAAGGTACCGAGGATCTGTAATTCATCCTCAGTGTTTTCCTTAACTTTTTCTAGGAAGCCTTTGGTTCCTTCTTTTTTGTCAGCTTGCTCCATGCTTGTTTGAATACTGGTTTGAGTATCATTACAATATATTTGAACAAAGACGTAGCAGTTAGGGTGGCGGCAACAGAAATAAATGCTGTTGTAGCTGCTGTAGTCATGATCGTAGTCGTCGGCATTGGGACTTCAATGTCCGTAAATGGGACTTGTATAATCTGAGCTTCAGGTGGTAAGTCTATATTCGGTTTTGTAGGTTGTTTAGTAGTGGTAGTTCTACTTTCCTTTTCAGGGGGTTCATCTTCCGTGTTGATCCCTTCAATACCTGGTGGTGGCCTGAGGGTGTTAGGAGGCACTACAAGGGGCCTGTAGCTAGGTAGCTGAGCCCTTGGTACCTCCAGCACCGCTTGGGGCAGCTCAGGGGCTGCTGGGAGCGTTAGAGAAGGGAGAACCGGTGGTTCACTCCAGGGGTCCACCGAACAAACCGCGTTCGATAAACTTTACTGCCTGATCATCGACAGTGTTGTCGCTTTGCTCTGCAAGCTTGGTCAACATGTCAACGATAAGACGTTTTACTTTTTCAGAGTTAAGGAATGAAAAAAGGATTGGACGGATAAGGGTGATCATAATCAAATAGGGGTAGGCCATGCCGTAGCGATGGCGGGGTTAGCGACTGTTTCCATTACTGGTTGACCAGCCATAAGATTTTCGACTTCTTCACCATCAACAGTGACAGTGTCAGGTTCAACAACACCGTTGCCGTCGCTGTCAGTCTGTTGACGAGTAATAGTGGCAGCACCGAACAAAAGTTCTTTCAGTGCAGGTACATCACTACAAGCGTCAATCTCGGTTTGACGTGTGTTGCACGAAGTACGTACAGCAGCACGATATGTAAGCCACTGAGAGGAGACTGCATAGTCAGTAACCTCAGCAGCCTTCACAACACGCCAATCAGACGGTGTAAGCAGAGATGAAGCAGTCTCACCCTGCTTTGCCTTCCACAAGGTCTTGAGACCAGTAGTGGTGTTACCGTCTTCATCAGTAACGTCATTAAGTTGTTTGGGGTTATCAACACCCCAGTAGAACCGTTGGTCATAGACCCCAACTACGGGGTCTGCGACTTCAACGATACCAATGGCTTGCTTTTCCTCCAAAGAAGTCAAGCGCAGCCAATTAGCGGGATATTGCATCCCGTCGTGAACAAATGCCTTGTCATATTGCAAGGTCTTACCATCAAGTTGTAGCATAGTTATTTGTGTTAATTAGCGTGCGCGGGCGGTTTTGAAGGGATGTTCAGCAAATGCGATGTATACATAATTACCTCCGCTGGCATTGACATTGGCTCCGCTATGGCGAATTTTGAATCCATTAGATAACATGTCAGCCGGATAAGATCCAACGTTATATTCAGCGCCATTAGTATTTGCAACTAATGCAAGTTTGTAAGGGTTTTCAGGAGATCGTGTGCTGTCATAGATTTCCCAAGCACCAGTACTATCTGTCCGCTTAAACATAATAAATGCTGGGCGGAAGCCGGTATATATGAACGGGCCTAGGTCATTATTGTGCTGTCCGTTTCCGGTGTACGAACCAAACGCGCTATAACCTTCGACCGGTGCCCAGACCAGGGCCAAATAATCCTCGCTAGCATAATTTACTTCATAGTTATTTTTGACAGTGAATACAGAAGATGTTGGGTTTGTGTCGTTGAAGAAATCTTCATCGGTTCCCTGAGCGCCAGTGGTGTTTAAATATAGTCTTCCCGTTTTAAAGCTATCGCCCTGAAGATGTCCGACGACCCAGTTCACGGCACGATCTCTATTCTTGATAATCACTAGACCCGGCTGAGCATTCAAATTATGTCCAACGGTCGAACCGGCGACAGAATTTCCCGTCCAGCTAACAATCGAGAACCCAGCAGACGGATTGGCGCGGACGGTTGAAGCGATTGCTGGGACGTTGGGAGGAGTTTGTGAGCTATCTACAAGCAGCTTTCCGTCCAAGTACACTCCCCAGAATTGCACCGACTGACCACTGACAGAAGTAAAATCTAAAGTCCGCAGGCTGGTAACAGGAATAGTCAACAAAGTGGAAGGGAAGGAACCAGATGCTGGGAATGTGTTTGCCTGAAAAGTGAGGTTATCAGTGGTTGCATTAATGACAAATTTTAACGTGCTACCGGGGTTGTAAGCAGTTACGGCAAATTGAAGAGTACCACTAAAATTTTGGAGACCAGAAATGCTGGTAAAATCAAGAGAACCGCTGCCTGCTGGTTCCATTTTGTCTGACTTGTTACCGTTAAACCATTTATCCAACCCTTGGTTTGATCCAAAAGTAATACTAGAAGTCGATATGTTCGGTGAAATATCGTAGCTTTGATTGTAAACAGAGCTATTTAGGCTGCCAGCAGCAATTGAAGTGTTTGACGTTCCAGCGTCCCAAGTCCA